ATTGGTTAAAAGCAATTAATAATACTAAACCTCCTGTTGAATCTTTTACAAGTAAAGATTGGGAGGTTTGGAATAGTTATATGATTCATAGATTCATCTCAATGAACCCTGACTATATTGAAATTGTCAATTATGTTCAAGATTTACCACCACAGGAAAAAAGAATGATTTATAATATATATAAAGAATTTATACCTAAAAATAATAAGTGGAATAAATATATTAAATCAAAAACTAAAGAACCAAACAAAGAATTAATTGAACATTTGAGAGATTACCTAAAGTGCTCCAGTAAAGAGGCAAAAGAAGCAATTACTTTGTTGGATAACACAAAAATAAGTCGTATATTATCCAATAGAGGATTAGAAACTAAAGAAATTAAAAAAATATTAAAATGAGTAAATTAGTAGATATGTTACGTACATCTGCACAGGCAGATAAAGCAAAAGCCTTATTATCACTTGAATTATTAGGTAATAAAGCAGTTGGTATTGGAGACCATTCAACAGGAGATTTTTACAAAAATGCTGAAGAAGCACTTATTATGTTAGTAGATGCTGACGATAGGTTAGAAGCATTAGACAAATATTTCAATACCAAAGGATTACTAAATGGGTAGTTCAGTAACAAAATATTTAGAAGAAAATGAGGGTCATTTTGGTAACAAAATAAAACAAATAACTATGAGCGATAGAGAAATTATGAATGCTAAATATCCAAATAAAAAAATCAAAGAATTTATGGATGATGAAACAAATCAAATCATAACTATTTTTGAAGAAGAATACCCAGAATTATCTAATGAATTTCAAAACATACAAGATGAAATGTATGAAATGTTTGCTCGTAAACATATGGATTATGGGTTAAATAACATAGCATTAGGTGGAGATATCGTTAATAATAGCGATGATAAAAAATTCTCATTAACTGGGTTAGCTATTAGACTAACCGATAAAATATCACGTTTAAGAAATTTAATGGTTAATGGGAAAAATTATGTTAAAGGTGAAAGTATGGAAGATACTTTCATAGACGTTGCTAATTATGGTATAATCGGTCTTTTAGTAGGTCGCGATAAATGGAAAAAATAGTTTGGCTAAAAAAATCCCAAAAATAGTAAAGGAGATTAGAAATAATCCCCCACCACTTATTAATTATGCATATCAAAAGAATATATCATATTCTCAGATGTCCATATTTAGAGGATGTCCTCATAGATGGAAACTTCAGTACAAAGATAAAATTAAACGATTTACGTCTTCTATCCATACTGTATTTGGAACCGCTATGCATGAATCAATGCAATATTATTTAGATTATGCTTATGAAAAATCATTTGCTGCAGCCGATAGAAATATAGATTTAAAAGAAGATTTTCAAGGTAGGTATATAAGCGAATACCAAGTACAGTATAAAAAGAATAATGATTCCCATTTTTCAGATGCAACTGAAATGAGAGAGTTTTTTGAAGATGGGGTTGCTATTTTAGAATGGTTTAAGAAAAAACGTAGCAGATATTTTAGCAAAAAAGGTACCTATTTAGTTGGTTGTGAAATACCTATTGTAGTAGCACCAAATAAAATGTTAAATAACGTATTATACATGGGGTATCTTGATGTTGTCACATACCATGAAGCAACAGAGACATTCAAAATAATTGACATAAAAACAAGTACTGGTGGTTGGAATGATTATGCTAAAAAGGATGAAAATAAACAATTCCAATTACTACTATACAAACAATATTTCTCAGAGCAATATGGGATACCTTTAGATAAAATTGAGATTGAATTTTTCATTCTTAAAAGAAAAGTATTAGATCCGGATGATGAAAAACTTATGTCACCCTATCAAGCTTATAGGGTACAACAATTTTCTCCACCTAGTGGTAAAATTAAACTAGGTAGAGCAAAAAATGCTATTAATGATTTTATTAATGAATGTTTTAATTCAAGCGGTAAAATAAAAGAAGCAGATTATCCTAAATCTCCTTCTAAATGGAATTGTAATTTTTGCCCTTATGGAGAAGATAAAGAATTATGTGGAGCCAAACAACATTTTTCGTAGGTTCATACATATGTATATATAATAAATAATGTTTTAATAAATAAAGACTATGAGTAATTCAAAAAAGATGACACTAACTAGGGGATTGAATGTGTAAAACGTAAATTTTCTTTCCAAAAATTAGCAGATCGTGCTTTATTTTTGTACCTTACAAATGAAGATTTCCGTAAACAAATAACCAATCAAATAAATATCGAATTATAAACTTATGAATAAAGATTTTAACTATATCCCTAAGGATAAAAGAAAAAAAATATTATTAATTTGTGATGATGTTAGAGTACACTCGGGTGTAGCAACAATAGCAAAAGAAATAGTATGTGGTACAGCCCACCATTTTAATTGGGTTCAAATGGCAGGTGCTATAAAACATCCGGAAAAAGGTAAAAAATTAGATTTATCTCCAAGTACTAATAGTGAAATAGGTATAGAAGATTCTTCTGTAATTTTATACCCAACTGATGGGTATGGAGGTCCTGCAATATTAAGAGAAATACTTAGTATAGAAAAACCAGATGCTATCATGTTATTTACAGACCCTAGATATTTTACTTATATATTTAATATGGAACAAGAAATTCGTAAAAAAATTCCTATTGCGTATTTAAATATTTGGGATGATTATCCTGCTCCAATGTATAATAAACCATATTATGAGGCTTGTGATTTATTGATGGGGATTTCAAAACAAACAGTAAATATTAATAAAATAGTACTAAAAGATTGTGAAAAAGATAAAATATTTAAATATATTCCTCATGGTAAAAACCCTAATATTTACTTCCCACTAACAGAAGAAACTGAAGACTTTATTAATTTTAAAAAAGAATTATTCCAAGGTGATTCACCTGAGTTTGTGTTATTATTTAATTCTAGAAATATTAGAAGAAAACAAATACCTGATACTATATTAGCTTTTAGAGTGTTTTTAGATTCATTACCAAAAAAAGAAGCTTTAAAATGTAAACTTATATTAAAAACTGAAGTGGTTACTGATGCAGGTACTGATTTAGATAAGGTTAGAGAATATATTTTAGGTGAAGATTATCTTAATACTTGTATTATATTAGAAAATAAATTTTCAGAAAAACAATTAAACTATTTATATAATATTGCTGATGTTCAAATTTTATTAACTTCAAATGAAGGATGGGGTTTAACTATCACAGAAGCAATGTTGGCAGGAACACCTTATATAGCAAATGTTACAGGAGGGATGCAAGATCAGATGAGATTTATAGATAATGATGGTAAATGGTTTAAACCTGATTCTGATATACCATCCAATCATAGAGGAACATATAAAAACCATGGCGAATGGGCATTCCCAGTATATCCTACATCCAGGTCTATTCAAGGTTCTCCTACAACTCCTTATATTTTTGATGATAGATGTAAATGGGAAGATGCTTGTGAAAAAATTAAAGAAGTATATTCTTTAAGTAGTAAAGAACGTAAAGCTAGAGGTTTAAAAGGTAGAGAATGGGCTTTAAGTGATGAAGCAGGGTTTACGTCTGACCATCAATCAAATAGAGTAATAGAGGCATTTAATGAATTATTTAATACTTTTAAACCTAGAGAAAAATATGAATTAATTAATGCTAATCAATATAAAGGAAATTTTTTAACACATAAAATAATATATTAATGAATAAACCAAGATTTGTAATATCATCACCTTTTGATACATACAGTGGATATGGAGCACGTTCACGTGACATTATTAAATCCCTTATAAAAAGTGATAAATACCAAGTTGAAATATTATCACAAAGATGGGGGGATACTTCATGGGGTTTTTGTAAAGAACATCCTGAATGGGCCTTTTTACTTAATTATTTAGCTAAAAGAGAATGGCAACAAACCCCAATTGATTATTGGATGCAAATAACTATACCAAATGAATTTCAACCTGTAGGTAAATTTAATATTGGAGTAACAGCAGGAATAGAATCAGATCAAACCAAACCAGAATGGGTTGAGGGGTTAAATAGAATGAATTTAAATTGGGTTTCTTCAAATCATGCAAAATCTGTATTTGAAAAAGCTTCATTTGATAAGATTGATAAAAGAACAAATCAAAAAGCTGGTATTTTAAAATTAGAAAAACCAATTGAAGTTGTATTTGAAGGTGTCGATTTAACTACTTATGGTACCAAATTAGAACATACAACTCCTAAAAGCCTTGATTTATCTAATATTAAAGAATCATTTTGTTATTTATTTGTAGGACATTGGATGCAAGGAAGCTTTGGGCATGATAGAAAGAATGTAGGGGTTTTAGTAAAAGAATTTTATAATACTTTTAAAGATATCAAAGGACCTAAACCTGCTCTTATCCTAAAAGCCTCGGTAGGAACTTCTTCTTATATAAGTAGAGAAGAAATTTTAAATAAAATTGCTAAAATTAGACGTAGTATAAATTCTAAAAATTTACCTAATGTCTATCTTTTAAATGGTGATTTTACTGATAAGGAAATGAATGAGTTATATAACCATTCTAAAGTAAAAGCCATGGTTTCAACTACTAAAGGGGAAGGGTTTGGTAGACCCCTATTAGAATTTTCCACAACAGGAAAACCTATTATAGCCTCAGGTTGGTCAGGTCATTTAGACTTTTTAAATACTGGTTTTACTACTTTACTTAAAGGTCATTTAGAAAATGTTCATCCTTCTGCTGCCAATAATTGGTTAATAGCTGAATCAAAATGGTTTCAAGTTGATCCTAAAGGTTTGAAAAATTCTTTAAAAACAATATTTAAAAAATATAAAGAATATTCTATAAAAGGAAAACAACAAAAACATTATGTTAAAAATAATTTTAGTTGGGATAAAATGCATACTTTAATCTATAATATATTAGATGATAAAAATAAAGTACCAGAAATAGCTCAACAAGTAGAATTAAATTTACCTAAATTAGATTTACCTAAACTTAAAAAAGTATAAATAATATGAATTTTGACGAAATAGTAGATTGTCCAAAATCTGGGGGTGATTTATGTTATAAAACAGAAATAAATAAAGATATTACTAATTATTATAGTTTATCATGTGGGTTTTGGACTAATACTTTAATGTTAGAGGGTTCTGAATTTTATGAGGAACAAGTAAGTATTTTACCTGAAATTTATAAAGATTTAGCATGGACCGATCCTGAAACTAAATTAATATGGTTACCCAATACTGTTAATGTTAAAGAAAATGGAATGATATTTGCATCTGGGACTAATTTAAAAAATTGGAGTTGGGGGGCAGTAAAAGCTATTGAAATCTCTAAAGAAGATAAAGAAAAATATAAGGGTGAAAATTATAGAGCTGATATGACTACTATAAAATATTTTAAAGAACGTGATTTTATAGATGCTCTTTCGTATATTGGGTTATTACCAGAATAGATATGAAAATAAGTTATGCAATAACCGTATGTAATGAGTTTCTTGAAATACAAAAACTTATTCCATTTCTGTTAGAAAATAAGAGAACAAAAGATGAAATAGTTATTTTATATGACAATAAAAATGGTGACCCCGAAGTATTAAGTTATTTACTAAAATTTAATAAACTACCTAATGTACAAACATGGAGGGGATTTGATTTTAATGGTCATTTTGCCAATTGGAAAAATCAATTGACTGAATATTGTTCTGGGGATTATATATTTCAAATAGATGCAGATGAAATGCCTCATCAAGTATTACTAGGTTACCTCCCAGAGATATTAGGTAATAATCCTGATAATGAAGTATATTTAATCCCCAGAGTTAATACAGTAGAAGGACTAACTGATGAACATATTAAAAAGTGGGGTTGGAAAATAGATGAAAATGGGTGGGTAAATTATCCTGATTATCAATGGCGTATATGGAAAAATAAACCCGAAATTAAATGGAAAAATAAAGTACATGAAGTTTTAGATGGTTTTAAAACATATGCCACTATTCCTCCAACAGAACAATTGTCTTTATATCACCCTAAAACAATTGATCGTCAAGAAAAACAAAACTCTTATTACGACACATTATGATAAAAGACAAAAAAATATTCATTACTGGTGGAGCAGGATATTTAGGTAAAAATTTAGTTAAACGTTATTATAATGAAAATGAAATTACTATCTACTCCAGAGATGAAGCAAAACATTATTATCTAAAAAAAGAATTTCCTAATATTAAATGTATAATAGGAGATATCCGTAATTATGATTTACTAACACGTTCTGCTTTTGGGAATGATATAGGAATATTTACTGCTTCTCTAAAACAAATAGGAGCAGTTGATCAAAACGTTGAAGAATCAATAAAAGTAATTATCGAAGGAGCTTTAAATTCAAGAAGAGCAGCAGAAGATAATAACTTTGAAGCAGCATGTTTTATATCTTCGGATAAATCAAGAGCTGCTACTACGTTATATGGCGCAATGAAATTTGTAGCAGGTGAGTCATTCATAGTTAATGCTGAAAAGTCTAATGTGCGTTTATCTACCGCGATATACGGTAATGTGATTAATTCTACTGGTAGTATTATACCATTAATTTGGGATTCCATTAATAAAAAATATCCATTAACTTTATATTCAGAACAAATGACTCGTTTTATGATTGATATAGAAGGGGCGATGGATCTAATTGAAAAGGGACTTGGTACTAGTGGTTTTAATATTATACCAGATTTAAAATCTTTTTTAGTTAAAGATTTATTTGAAATATTTAAAGAAGAATTTGGGTTAATATATAAATTAGGTAAACCAAGAATATCTGAAAAAATACATGAAATGATGATATCAAAAGAAGAATCATCAAGATGTCACCCAAATATAGATGGTACTATTTATATGCATTATAAAAATATAATAGATGCTAACCATAAAAAAGAATTTACAAGTGATAAAGTGTGTGTATCTAAAGAAGTATTAAAAGAAATATTAAAATCCAAAAACTTTTTTAAACCATGAAAGTATTAATATTAGGACATAAAGGGATGTTAGGACATATGGTTAGTAAATTACTAACTAGTAAAGATGTAGAAGTTATTACTACTAAATGTAGATGGTCTACTTCATGTTTTAAAAACACTATAAAAAACTTTGATGGTGATTATATTATAAATTGTATAGGAGCTATTCATCAAAGAACAAACCAATTTAATATTAATTGGGAGTTACCTCAATGGTTAGATGAAAATGCTAATTGTAAAATTATACACCCGGGTACTGATTGTGAAATGGATGATGATGATTATGGTAATTCTAAAAGAATAGCAGCAGAATGGATTAAATCATCAGGTAAAAATACTAAAATTATTAAAACTTCTATATTAGGTCCCGAACTTAATACTAAAGCAAGTTTAATGGAGTGGTTTCTTTCCCAAACTGGAGAAGTAAATGGTTACTCAGAATGTTATTGGAATGGAAATACTACTTTAACTTGGGCTAAATTTTGTTTACATTTAATGGAAAATTGGGATAGTGAAGATATAGAAACTATATTAGAAGGTGAACGTGTTTCAAAATATCAATTGTTATTAACATTAAAAGAAGTTTATAATAAACATGATATTATAGTTAACTCGGTTAATAATCCTGTAGTTAACAAATGCTTAAAAGGTAAAGTTAAAACACCTAAATTAAAGTTACAATTAATGGATTTACAATATTTTAATAATATAAAATAATAAATAAATGTCTATAGCTTTTTTTACTGAAATGCCCTTTATTGGAAAGGTACCACGTAATCTCCCTAATATGAGAACTGAATTTGCTTGGATGGTAGCCTTAAACTCCGATCACTATAATATAAAATCAACCCCAACCAAAAAATATGATTTGGGTATTATAATTATTCCTAAAAACAACCCAGAGTTCAATCTAAAAGAATTAAAAAATTATTGTGATAAAATAGCAGTAATGCAAGAAGGTCCTCATTGGTATTTTCAAGACTACCCCTTAGAAAAACAAATTAACTATTACAATACTCTTACAAGTTCCGATATAATATTTGTACATAATAAAGCCGATAAAATATACTATCAGGGATTAACTAATCATAAAGACATAAGAGTAATGAAGTCTTTAATGATTGAAGAAGCTATTGGAGAAGTAGCTAAAGTTGAAAGGAAGGGTGTAATTATTGGAGGTAATTTTGTAAATTGGTATGGAGGATTTGATTCATATATGGTAGCAAATAGTCAATTTGATGTTGTATCAGCACCAACAATGGGTAGAAAACAAGAAGGTGAAGAGCAATTAGTATCTTTATTACCTTTTATGTCTTGGAAAGAATGGATACATAAATTAAATGAATTTAAAATTGGAGTACATTTAATGAGAACACATGCCGCTGGGACATTTGCCTTAAATTGTGCTTATTTAGGCATACCTTGTATAGGATATAAGGGATTAGATACACAAGAGCTATGCCATCCTGAACTTACAGTTAATGTTGGTAATTTAGGACATGCTAAAGAATTAATAAAAGAACTTAATAATAATAGTGAATTCTACAATGAATGTAGTAAACAATCTAAAAATTATTACAATATGTATTACCACGAAAATAATTTTAAAATATGAAAGTATTAGTAACAGGTGGAGCAGGGTTTATAGGAACAAACCCCC